AAGAATATACTTATGATTCTAAACATAACACCCAACATAAGTTAAATAATTCTATTAAAAAATATGGATGGGAAAACCATTTATTTGAAATTATTGAAATTTGTGATGAGTGTAATCTAAATTCTAGAGAAATATATTGGATATCATTTTATAATAGTGTAGAAGAAGGATTAAATTTAATGTATGGTGGACAAGGAGGAAGACATAGCCAAGAAGTAAAAAATAAAAAATCAAAATCTATGACTGGTAAAAAAGCCTCTTTAGAAACTAAACAAAAAATGAGTCAATCTAAAAAAGGACACTCAATGTATAATGATGAATGGAAGGAAAAAATGAAGCAAAAAACATGGGTAAGTGGAACAAGTTCTAAACCTATCCTTCAGTTTGATTTAGATGGGAATTTTATAAAAGAGTATGTATCTTGCGCTGAAGCAAAAAAGGCACTAAATACAACATCAGTTTCAATAAATAATGTTTTAACAGGTATAAGCAAAACAGCTCATGGTTACAAATGGAAATATAAAGAATAGTTTTACAATATTTGATTGGTTGAAACAGGTAACATACGATAAACAACCCTGGTCATCTTTTACAGAAGACCAGCAAAGTTCGTTTAATTCTTACATGGTTCACCGTTTTGTTAGTATGTATGAAGGGTATACAGAGGTTGCGAATTATGGCCAAAGGATACCGTATCCTGAAAAAGAAAAAACCTATAAATACTACTGCCATATGTTACCTAAGAAAAATGTCTTCCTCAAGTACGTGAAAAGTTCACGTAAAAAATCAAACGAACAGTTACTACAACACATTGCCAATCATTTTACAGTATCCTTAGGTGAGGCAGAGGAATACATTGAGTTATTAAAAAAAGCCGGAGTAGAACAAATCCTTGAAAAATCAGGGATTGACGAAAAGGAAATAAAAAAGTTATTAAAAGAAGTTAAATGACAAAAAACAGCGATTTAGGAACTAGAGGCGAACACCCTAAAGTTAGAACAATTATTAAAACAGATTCAGTAGTAGATTCTATTGTTGATAGTTTTATCTCTAGAGCATCTATGGGTAAAGAAAAATATGGAAATACCCTTGATAGACAAGATTTATCAGTATTAGATTGGATTAATCATGCTCAACAAGAATTACAAGATGGCATTTTGTATCTTGAAAAATTAAAACAGACCTTAGGTGGTAAGTAGTTTTGGGACGGAAGAAAAAAATACCTGCTATTGTAAAGCAGATTAAAAAACAACCTGTTAATGAGGTTAACTATGCGACTCAAAAATCGATCTCGTATAGTCAACTTTCTATGTATACTAACTGTCCACGCAAGTGGTCTTTACAGTATAAAGACGGTTTCTACACGTCTGAGTCATCGATTCATATGACGTTTGGGACAGCGTTGCATGAAACCTTACAACATTATATAACAACTATATACGAGGTAAGTGGTGCTGCCGCTGATAGAATTGATTTGGATGCTTATTTTGAAGAACGTTTTAGAGAAACATATTTAAAAGATTATACCTCAAATAAGAAGGTTCACTTTAGTGATCCTGTCCAAATGAGAGAATTCTTTGAAGATGGACTTGAAATTATTAAAGCCGTAAAGAAAAATAGAGCAGGTATTTTTGGAAAAAGGGGATGGCATTTAATTGGTTGTGAGGTTCCTATTGTTTTAACTCCACTACCTCAATTTAATAATGTTTTATATAAAGGTTATTTGGATGTTGTTTTATACAATGAAACTTATAATGAGTTTAAAATCCTAGATATTAAAACATCTACTAAAGGATGGAGTGATTATGAGAAAAAAGACGAAACAAAACAATTCCAATTAATACTTTATAAATATTTCTTCGCTAAACAATTTGGAGTTGAAATTGATAAAATTGACATTGAATTCTTTATTGTTAAACGTAAAATATGGAAAGACTCCCCATTTCCACTCTCCAGAATACAAGAGTTTTCACCAGCATCTGGTAAAGTAAAAGTAAATAAAGCAGTAAATGCTGTAACAAGTTTTATAGAAGGTGTATTTAACACAGATGGTTCTTATAAAGATATAACTCATGAACCAAATCCTTCGCTCAATGGTTGTAAGTATTGTCCGTTTAAAGATAATAAAGAATTATGTGATAAAGGTATATCTTAGAGAATCCACATATATTTATATACGACAATAAAAATAAAAGCTATGACAAATAAAAAGGATATGACCCTAACCTCTGTGAAAGTACAGAGTGAGTTATTCGAGGATTTCAAGATTGCCTGTGTTAAGTACAAATTTTCTTTACAAAAACTTGCCGACCGCACTATTCATTTGTATCTTACAGATGAAGATTTTCGTAAAAAAGTTCATTCACACAACAACCTAGAAATTAAAAACTAAAAAACACATGAATTCAAGTTTTGCTTACTTACCTCCTGATAAGAGGAAGAAAATTATGCTTATTTGTGATGACATTAGAGTTCACTCTGGTGTAGCAACAGTAGCAAAAGAAATTGTAATCCATACAGCCCAACACTTTAATTGGGTAAATATTGGAGGAGCCATTAAACATCCAGAACATGGTAAACGCTTAGATTTATCACAATCAACTAATGATGTTACAGGACTAAAAGATACTTCAGTAGTAATGTATCCTGTAAACGAGTATGGTAACCCTGATATTTTAAGACAGTTAATTAACATTGAAAAACCAGATGCTATCATGTTGATTACTGATCCAAGATATTTTGTTTGGTTGTTTACTATGGAAAATGAAATACGTAAACATATTCCTATTACTTACTTAAACATTTGGGATGATTATCCTGCTCCAATGTATAACTTGCCTTACTATGAGGCGTGTGACTTGTTGATGGGAATTTCAAAACAAACAGTAAACATTAATAAATTAGTTTTAGGTGATAAAGCTAAAAATAAAGTTATTCGTTATGTGCCTCATGGATTGAATAGTGATATTTTTAAACCTGTAGATAAAAATGATTCTGCTTTAAAGGAATTTAAAAAGACGTTATTCAAAAATAAAGAATATGATTTTGCTTTATTATTTAACTCCAGAAACATTAGACGTAAACAAATCCCAGATACAATTTTAGCATACAGGTATTTTATTGATACTTTACCTATTGAAAAAGCTAAAAAATGTTGTTTAGTATTACATACAGAACACGTTAACGATCATGGTACTGATTTAGATGCTGTAATTGAATTATTAGCTAACGGTGAACAGTATAACATTGTATTTACTAATGCTGTGTTCAACCATGAACAAATGAATTTGTTATACAACAGTACAGATGCTCAAATTTTGTTAACATCTAATGAAGGTTGGGGATTGAGTTTAACTGAGTCATTATTAGCTGGAAACCCAATTATTGCTAACGTAACAGGTGGTATGCAAGATCAAATGCGTTTTGAATTTGAAGATGGTACTTGGATTGATTTTGATTCAGAGTTTCCTTCAAACAACAGAGGCACAATTAAAAAATGTGGTGAGTGGGCTTTCCCAGTATTCCCTACCTCACATACTATAGTTGGTTCTCCTCCAACCCCTTATATTTGGGACGATACTTGCCGTTCAGAAGATGCTGCTAATCAGATTTTAGCTGTTTACAATTTAACTCCAGAGGAACGTAAAGCTAAAGGATTAAAAGGTAGAGAATGGGCTATTAGTGAGGAAGCAGGACTTACAAGCGAACACCAAGCAAAACGTGTTATTGAAGCGTTTGATGAATTATTTTCTACTTGGAAACCAAGAGAAAAATATGAACTAGTTAATGTTAATGAAGTAAAAGATAGAGTTATACCCCATAAATTGTTATATTAATGAAACCGTTATTTATTATAAGTTGCCCCTTTGACACCTACAGTGGTTATGGTGCTCGTTCAAGAGATTTAGTTAAAGCCATTATTGAATCTGACAAATACGAAGTTAAATTATTATCCCAACGTTGGGGTAGTACACCATTTGGTTTTTGTACTGATAATTCTGAATGGTCATTTTTAAAAGACTATGCATTAACAACCCCACAGTACCCTAAACAACCTGATATTTGGATGCAAATTACTGTACCAAATGAATTTCAACCAATTGG